CACATCATTATGTGTTTCGCCATCTGAGTAATAAATATTCCAATCCTTGAACAACTCAATTAACTTATCATTATCCCAATCATATTCATTACAATGTGTAATGGCGATTGATTTTTTATCTCCAAAGTTTCCTATATCTTTTGAGCATCTACTATATAATTCTCCTAAATCAAGTGTTCCATATCTTAATGTATCCTGGAATGGATTTGGTACATTTGTTTTATCAAACATATATTCGTTGATAAATCTCTTATTACATTCAGATGGAAATTTGCCAGCACCATGTCTTGTTAAATAAGTACGAGATACATAACAAGTTTCAACATTTATCTCATCATTCCATTCAACATTTTCAATTATTCTCTTGGGATTTTTTATACCTGTATTAGACGGTGTTAGATGTGGAAAATATTCTGTGTTGTTCTGATCAAGCAATAAACCTTGTGCAGCTTCAAATACAATATTGTCAAACTGATTTAAGAAATAATTATCTGATATAGCCAATGAGTGATTATTCATAAAATCCCAATCATCTAAAAAGTGTTCAAATATACCATTATCAAGGAATATTCTTGACCATTCATCTGTTAATATAATATTCTCTCTTTCGAATTGTTCTAAGTAATATTCCCTGATATGATTATCTACATCAGTTATACCAGCTTTATATCTTTTGATAGTTTCAAAAATTCCCAAGCCACAACTACCATGTTTATTTTTCCCACGATTTTCTTCTATAATCTGATTTGCCATCATATCAAAAGGTGTAGTCAACATACAGTTTTGATTAATATAAACATTCGGAATATATCCTAATTTCATCAATTCATCATATTCTTGCTTAAAAATAATTGGATTAACAATAAAATCCTCAGATAAATATGTACTTGCATGATTGAATGTTCCAGATCCAAAATGATGAAAGACATGTCTGATTCCATCAGGTGTCGTTACGGTATGTCCTCTCTGAGCACCACCATTTGAACAAACAACAATATTATTATGTTTCTGTGAGAAATAATCTGTCATAAGACCTTTTCCTTCGTCTCCCCAATTCGATCCCACAACAATCTTAATGTCTTTCATCTTTTAAATCTCCTATCCTACCAAGTAATTCCTTCTGAGTTAGAAGGTGTAGTAACTGCATCTGTTACATTATTCTCTGCTTCACTAACAATAATATCTACAATCTCATTTGTAATACTATCCATAGTTACTCTTCTAAAGTGTGTATCATCAAGATACTTCTTGTAAGACTTCTCAATTTCTTCTTCATCCCATCTATGACCATGATTTACATCTAAATGATAAATGTTAAACTTCTGAGAAGCTTCATTATATAAATCTTTTGTCTCCACATCTGCCTGAAGATTATCACCTGTTGCTTCAATTAAGCCACTTCTATAACCTTTTAATGGAAGATATGGATTTAACTGCTCATCACCCATTGTAATAATAATTCCTTTTCTTCCACGGTTTAAACAATCAAGCTTTGTGTGACGAGAACCGAAATACCATGCTGCTGTGTAGGATTCATAACTGTTTCCACCACCACCAAACTCAAAATAAATCTT